TCGCTGCTGGAGCGCCTTCATGGTCGCCTCGATCTCGGTGACGCGGCGGGAGAGGTCTTCGCGCTGCTCGATCTCGCGGATGCGGGTCTCGTGGTCGCGGATGGTCTCTGCGCCGTCGTTGACCTTGGCGACGATGGCCGAGACCTTCGAGTCGAGCCCGAGGAGCAGCTCGTAGATGCGGGCTTGTGTGACCACGACGGGTCCATCGTTCTCGGACATGGACAGCCTCCAGGGGCGTATGACGGGGTGGGGTTACGCGGGCGGTGCCTGCTCCGGCGGTGCTGCGAACTCGGTGCCGTCCCACAGGTCTCCGATGCCCGCGAACTTGCCGCGAGATGATCCGGTGTAGGACGTCTGCACCCATTCGCCGTCCAGACCGATAGACGCTATGAACTCCTGCCCCAGCTCCTCGGACTCGGTGCCGTTGTCGTCAAGCTCGGAGTTGCGGACGACGATCACCTGGGTGACGACGCCGCCCTCAATACGTGCGAAGTGAGCCATGTTGTCCTTCTCTCAGCCGACCAGGATGATGACGACGCCGGAGCCGCCGTTGCCGCCAGCGGTGGACCAGCCACCGCCACCGCCACCGCCCTTGTTCGCGGTGCCTGCTGTGCCCGTCGTGGTGGAACCTGCGCCGCCGCCGTCTGATGCGGACGCGCCGGCAGCGGCCTGAGCGCCGCCGCCGCCGCCTGCACGGCCCACAGCGCTGCCGGTAATGGAGTCGGTGAGGCCCGCGCCGCCCGCACCGGGGGTGGAGCCAGATGATGCGGCACCGACTGCACCCGCCCCACCGCCACCGCCGCCCGCGTTGACCGCGCCGACGTGCTGCCCGCCGGCGTTGCCCTGCTGTCCTATCGCCGCGCCTCCTGCCGTGGGGTCGGCCGCGTAGCCAGATCCACCACCTGACCCGCCCGTCAACCCGGCCTGGTTGTACCGCCCGCCGCCGCCGCCTCGGGCGACGAGAGGCCCGCAGATCGTGTCCGACCCGGTGCTGCCCTGGGCACCACCGGCGCCGCCAGCGCCGATAGTCACGGTGTAGGTCGTGCCCGCGGCGAGAGTCAGGGTGGTGCGGATGTAGCCACCCGCCCCGCCGCCGCCTTCGTTGCCGCCGCCGCCGCCGCCCGCGATGACGAGCTCCTCCACGGTGCCCGCGGTGCCCGTGGTGAAGGTGCCGGAGCCGGTGAACTCGTAGGCCGTCTTCCCTGACGGCGTGGTGGTCGTCGGTGAGCCGGTAGTGCCCGTGACAGTCGCGGGACCGGAGCCGCCGACGGCGGTCCACGCCGACCCGGTGTAGACGTAGGTGGTGTTCGTGTCCTTGAGGTAGCAGTAGCGCCCCTCGGCGAGGCTGCCCGAGAGCGCCGTGTCGCGCGCTGCGGAGTCGTAGAAGACGAGGATGCCCTGCATGAGGTAGCCGTTGATCTCGGTCGCCGTCAGGATCACGTCGTTGGCGAACGTCTTGAAGCCTGCGGGGTTGGTCACGGCCACTCCTGCCAGTTTGATCCATCGAAGTAGGTTGCCGAGCCGCCGCCGATGTAGGCGACCATGCCCTCGGTGCGCACGGCCGTCCCGAGGGCCGCGTCGCGCGCAGCGGTGCCCGCGAAGACCATCACCGCCTGCGGCATGATGTAGGTGTTGATGCTCGCGGCCGTGAGGTACTCGCCGGGTGCGAAGTCGTGGAATCCAGCCATTAGAAGCCGATCACCGCCTGGCCTAGGAGGGACTTCCCGACGATGAAGCCGGACAGCGACGTGGACAGGGAGAGGCGAACCGTGTGCCGCGTGCCGCCGTCGGTGATCTCGTGCTCGATGGCCTCCACCGAGAGGCTCTGCGTGATCGCGTCGCCGACGCCGTTGGGGGTGAAGGTGACCGTGACGAGGTCGCCGATCTCCAGGGCGAGGACCGCGCCGCGCTGCGTGGCGGTGAGGTTGTCCCCGACGATCACCTCGAGCCCCTCGATGCGGTCGGTGGGCTCGGAGTAGCGACCCGACCAGAAGTCGGCGAGGTCCTGGGCCTGCCCCGACGTCGACAGCAGCGTGTCCCACGGCAGGGTGACGATGCCGTAGTCATCCTGCACCGCCGCGGTCGCCGAGGACGTCGCGGTGCCGCCGGTGTAGGTGACGGACACGTTCGTCCACACGAGCTCGGTGCCGACGGTGCGCGCGACGGCGGTGAACGGGATACCCGTGCCGTCGTCGGCGAAGGTGGTGCCGGTGGCCCGCTGGAGCGAGGTGCGGTCGCGGAAGGCGAGGGTGCCGTTGCGGTCGATGAACAGGGAGCCGGGCTCGGACGCGGCGACGAGTTGCAGGTAGGCGAGCGCGGCGGCTCCCGGCTCGACGACGTCCGCGCCGAGGGTGGCAAGGCCGGTGTCGATGTCGGCGCGGGCGACCGGCCAGTCGACCATCGCGTCGGCGAGGACGGCGGTGATGCGTGCGCCGGTGGCCTGCGACGTCGCGGTGCCGCCGGTGAGGGTGCGACCGGCGAGGAGGGTCATGCCGTCCGAGGCGACGACCGAGGCGGTGGAGTCCCCGCCGACGGTGTAGTCGAGGTTCCAGTCCTCGACCTGGCCGGTGTAGACCCGCTGCCCCTCAACGTCGATGGTGACGGCCTTGCGGGGCTTCAGGGAGCCGTAGTACGGGCCTGCGGTGTAGGACGGGTCGAAGGTGCGGGCGCGGTTGTCGAGGACGACGGTGGCCCGTCCCGCGTCGAACTTCTCGGTCTCCTTCGACCGCCCGCGGCGCAGCGACACCGACCGGACGTAGGACGTGACGTCGGTGTTGACGTCGCCCGCGATGGGCTTCGTGTTGGCGATGGCCGTGCCGCCGAGCGGGGTGGCTCCGATGGTGAAGAAGTCACCGGAGCCCGCAAGGGACAGGTCGAGGCCGAGGGAGACCGTGACGGCGCTCATGCCGCCGCGTAGACCTTGCCCGAGGACCGCTCGTAGGCGCGGATGGCCTCGACCATCTGGCGACCAGCGCCTGCGAGGTCGCCGCCGGGGGCGACGTAGACGGAGACGGCGTAGGTGTTGCCGCCGCGGGATCCGAGGGCGTGGTTGGGCGTCACGAAGCCGTCGCCGCCCATCGTGACCAGTTCCGGCCCGCGCTCCCCGACGAGGTAGGTGCTGCCGCCGGACACGGGGCCGCCTGCTGCGCGCTTGCCGGCGACGGCACCGATGGAACCGACGACAGAGGCGGCGATGTCGGTCACCGAGAGCTGGCTGCGGACGAAGGAGGCGAAGCCGGGCGCGAGCTCGGCGATGGTGGCGCGGGCCGAGATGAGCATGTCGCGGGCCGACTGGTCGCCGACCTTGCCCCACGCCAGGCCCATCGGGGTGCCGAGCAGGGTCTCGGTCTCGGTAGCCAGGGTGGCGTAGTTGGTGGTCAACTGCGCGAGCATCGCCGAGCCCTCAGCGCCGCCGAGGTAGTTGGCGAGAGCGACGGCGGTCTCGGGCGGCATCTGGAGAATCTTGGCGAGCAGCTCGGGAGGGAGCTTCGCGCCGATGTTCGTGGCGATGGCGGTCACCGCGGCCTGCTGGTTGGCGGTGCTGCCGAGGATCGAGGCGACGATCTGCTGCGGGGTCAGCGCGTTGCCCTCGGCGTCGGTCGTGGAGAAGCCGACGTTGCCGAGCACCTGGCCGACGATGGAGTCGGACACTCCGCGCATGGCCGCCATCGCAGCGTCGCGCTCGGACTTCGCGGCGTCGATGGCGTCGCGGATCATCTGCCGCGACGCATCGGTAACTGCGCCCGTGGCCGCGAGCACGCCGACGGCTACGCCCTTGGACAGGTCCTCGCCGACGCGGGCGGTGAGCTTGGACGGCGACTGCGACTCGGCAGCCACCCGCATCGCTGCCTCGGCCTGCGCGATGAGGCGCATACCGGCGGCCTGCACGGGCTTCGTCTGCGACAGCAGCCCGACGGGGATGCCTCGGGCAAGGTCGGCACCGAGGTCCTGGCCGGCCTTCGTCGCGGCGGCTGCGGCGTCGATGGCGACCTGCTTGGCGCGGGCCTTCGCGGGGTCGGACCAGATGCCCTGCTCGCCGAGCCAGTTCTCGAGGTCCTGACGCTTCACCTTGTTCTTGGCGAATGACGTGAGCGCCTGCCGCGCCATTGAGTCCACGGTGGACTGGAAGTCGCCCTGAGCGATCTTCCCCTGGTCGACCATCTGCTGCACGATGGTCGGAATCTGGCCGAAGATCTCGCGGGCCTTGTCGCGGACATCCTTGCCCGCAGGGCCGAAGATCGTGGTCGCGGAGCCCTTGAGGTCTGCGCCGATGTTGCGGAGGTCCTCGCGGAAGTCGTCCATCGACTGCGACAGGCTGATGGCGTCTTGGAACTCCTTGACGGCGTCCTTGAGCTCATCGACGCTCATCGTCGCGTCGTCAGCGCCGGTGGCGATGCCGCGCAGGTTGATCTCGGCGCGGCGAGCCGACTGCTCGCCCTGCTCCATCGAGCCGTAGAGGCCGTTGAAGCCAGCCGTGGCCTCGCGCGCCTTGTCGCCCGCCTCGGCGATGTCGCCTGCGGCCTCGGCGATGTTGCCGCCGGGTACGAACTTGGTGATGGCGTAGAGCGCGTTGGCGACGCCGTCGAGCCAGTCGGTCGTCTCCGCAGACCCCTCGGGCGGCTCGGCCTTCTTGAAGAAGTCAACGAGGTTGGCCGCGCCGATGCCGAGCCCGACGACAAAGTCAGCCAGCTCGTCGGCGACACCGGCGAGCAGGCCGGAGAAGCCCTGCTCCCCGCCGAGCGCCTCCGAGACGTTGGTGACCGCGTCGAGCAGCGCGTAGCCGATGGTCTCCTTGGCCTCGTCGGCCGCCGCGCCCATGATCTTGAGGCGACCGCCGTAGGTGTCGGCGGCAGCGGCAGCCTGTCCGCCGAACTTCGAGGTCATCACGTCGACCGCTGCGCCGAAGTCCTTGGTCTTGACGATGTTGGCGTCGAGCGGGATGCCGAGACGGGTGAAAGCCCCGACGGCCCCCGTCGATGCACGCGCCATCGTTTGCGTGACGGTGGCGAGGTCCTTGCCCGTCGCGGCACTGATGTCCATGCTCAGGGTCATCAACTTCTGAGCCTGCGCGACGTTGCCGGTGGCGGTCACGAGCTTCTGGAGCCCGTTGCGGATGAGGTCGTCGGCGGTGCCGGTGGCGAGCATCGCCTCCTTGGCGAACGCCTCCAAGCCGGTCGTCTGCGACGAGAGGCCGAGGTTGTCCATCGCCTTCGATAGCGCGACTACGGACTTCTCGTCCTCGATGGCGGCCTTGGCCGCATCGAACATGAAGTCAGTCACCGCGCCGAAGGCGACGAGGCCAGCGACAGCGCCGCCGAGCCCGATCATCGCCTTATTGAGACCGCCCATTGCGGGAGTCGCCCCGGCCGCGTTGGTCTTGAGACCTTGCAGGTCGCGGATGGCCTTGTTGACCTGCTTGTCGTCGTAGTCGCCGTAGATGTGGACCTTGATGCCGTCGTTAGCCATCACAGACCCACCTTTCTCATAGCGACACTGAGTGCTGCCTTGATGCGCTCGCGCGCCTGCTCGATGCCCTCGTAGTACGCGGGGACGAGGGTGCGCGGGCTGCGTCGACCGCTGGAGGCGGCGACCACCGAGTCGACGAACTGCTCGCCCTGCGTCCCCTCGGCCACGCGCGACTTGTCGCCGATGACCTCATAGACGGAGCCGCCGGCGTTGGCCTGCACGACGTCATAGCCGAAGGCGGCGGTGACGCCGCGGCGGCGGTAGCGGTTCGTCGCCACCTTGAAGCCCGACTTGACCTTCGAGGGGTTGTAGCCGAGGTCGCGGCCTTGGTGGTTCCACGTTCCCCAGCCGGAGATGGGCACGCCGGACACGGTCGACCCGGCGGCCTTCGCCACCACGTCCGCGCCCTTCTTCATCTCGGCTTTGAGCTCCTTGGAGACGTCCTTGTCGAACTTCTCCAGGCGGTTGATGAAAGGTGCGAGCCCCTCGACCTCGAACCTCATCGGGCTACCCCTCTCGGGCGCGGCGGTATTCGGACGCCTCCCACCGAAGGACGCGGCCCATGTAGTCCTGGTAGCGCGGCGTCTGCCGCTCGACCTCGTCGGGCAGGCATCCCCACTGACGTGCGAGGACGGCTACTCCCCAGTGGTGGGAGTCGGTTCCAAAGGGACCGGCTCCTCGACCTTCACCTCGCGGTGGACCTCCGGCGTGGAGTCGAGGAACTCCTCGTACGTGAGCTCGGTGAGCTTCTGCCGGTGCATCGCGTGCCAGCAGATGAAGACCCACGCGACGTAGCGGTACTCCATGACACCGAAGTTCGCCGAGCGGTCGAAGCGGTCCTCGTAGGCGGCATAGTCCAGCCCGCTCGCCGTGACGGTGAGCGGGCCGGACTCGGCCTCGATGGTGAAGGTGATCGGCTTGAGCATGGCAGGGGCCTTTCGTCGCAGGAGGCGGTGCGGGTCAGGCGGTAGCGCGGGTGACTGCGCCGGTGATCGGCCACGACACGGACACGGTGGCGAGGTCGCCGACGGCCGAGTCGATGGGGTTCCAGCCGGTCACGAGGACCGAGAACTGGTACGCCGGGGACGACGTGCCTGCGGCGGCGGTGCCGGCGGGACGGATCTCCATCGACGCGGTGCTGCCCACGAGGGCGTAGGCCGTGGCGTCGATGCCGCCCGCGGCGTAGTCCTGGAGCCACTCGATGTCGACGGTGCCGCCCTTGAGGCCACCGATACGCTCGCGCCAGCCGGAGCCGCCGAAGTTGGTGGTCTCCATGTCGTCAGCCTCGACCGAGATCGTGGCCTGACGTGCGGATGAGGACACCGTGCCACCAGCGAGCACGATGACCGGGTTGGAGATGATCTGCTTAGCCATTGTGGCTCCTTGGTTGTTAGGCGAACACCTGGACGGAGAACTCCGCGCCGAGGTAGGAGGCTTCGTTGATGACGAAGACCCCGTATTTACTGACTGACTGCACTCGCAGGTCTGATGCCTTCCCGCCGAGCGTCCGGTCGCCGCGGATGGCGGTGCGGACGGATGACGTTCCGGTCTTGGAGAGGTAGGCGTCGAGCGTGAGCTGCGCGCCCTGCTCGTCCACCTTGCCGACGATGACGCGCACCGTGAACAGGTACTGGTCGATGCCGTCGTCGGAGAACGACTCGTCGAACTGGACCAACGGCGAGCCGGGGAGGACGAGGGCGTAGGGCGGCACGAGGTTCGCGGGCGCGGTGCCCGTGGACGCGAGGCCCGAGATGGTGGCGCAGCGGGTGGCGAGCCCGTCGCGGAGCTCGGTGACCGTGCTCACGCGACGCCGATCACGCTGCGGCGCAGGCGGTCGAGGGTCGCCGCGACGTCGGGGTCGGTGCGGCGCGAGATGTAGACCGGCCCGAACTCGCCCGACTGCACGCCCGTCGGGGACTGGAGGCGGGCGAAGCGGCGCAGCGAGAGGAGGATCGTGGCCTCGGTGACCTCCGTCGGGACGGCGGTGGCGTAGCCGAACGTGCCCGTGACCTGCACCGTGGAGATGTGCGACGGGGTGAAGGAGTACGACCCGACGGCACGCAGGCGCGTGATGGGCGTCGGTGCCCCGCCGACGTTGCGGTTGAGCGGCTCGGCCTGGTAGTCGGCCGTGCCCCACGTCGTCGAGTAGTCGCGCTGCAACGTGGTCGAGGTCTTGAGGGTGAAGGTGTCCGAGGCGAGGTCGTCGATGTCGACCCACTCGCAGTTGTTGGTGGCGTAGACGCGCACCTCGGCGGTGCCGTCGGTGTAGAACCGGCGGTGCGTGTACTGGTCGACGCCGCGCGAGGCGGCCTCGATGCACCGCTCGAGGACGGCGTCGTTGGCGGTGCCGTGGGCGGCGACCGATGCCGACGCGGCCTTGACCTCGGCGAGCGTGGCGTAGCCGTTCGTTATCGACACGGTCGCTCCTCGTGGTCGGCGATGATCTGGTGGATGGCGGCTCGGACCTCCTGCTCGGAGGCGTGCTCGCGGGTCATGCGGTCGATGGCGACGTCGAGCGCCTCACGCAGAGAAGACATGTCCCTCCAGCGCGAGCGAGACGAACGGGTTGAGCGACACGACGCCCACGCCGTCGGCCCGCAGGCGTCCGGCGATGTCGCGCAGCGTGGACTCCCACAGGCCCGGCAGCGTCACCCCTGGCGACCCGTCGGGGTTCGCGGGGTAGTCGTCGACCCGCGAGGTGCCGTCGAGGTAGCCGCAGTCGATGCCGACGAGGACGATGTGCGCCGCGCCGACGTACCATGCCCACCGCAGCGCGAGGTGCGCGCTCGTCGGGCCGACCGTGAACAGTTCAGGGTCGGTCGGCCAGTGGTGCTCGGTCGAGAAGCCCGCGAAGGGCTGCTCGATGCTCGGCACCCGCAGGATGTTCGGGGCCGTCGCGGGGACGCCGCTGCGGTCCTGCTCGGGGACCTGCTCGACCTCCGTCGTGACGACGAGGAGGTTGGGCCTCGCCTCGGCGACGGCCTGCGCGTCGTCGTGGTGGTTGCTCACCGTGACGAACTGCTTGACGTTGGCCTTGAGGCCGGAGTAGTTGACCGCGACGACGTTGCGGCCGTCGAGGAACCCCGGCGGGAGGTAGTTCACCGTCGCGCCGGAGCCGAGGACCCACACCGTCTGCCCTGCCCACTGCCCGCGGAACTGCTGCGGAGTCAGTCCCACGACAGCGCCCGCCGACGCTCGAGCGACCAGCGGCCTTCGGAGAGGTCGCCGGTGTCCACCTTGCGCTGGTAGTAGCCCTGGTTGGCCGCGAAGGTGCGGCCGTTGTGCTCCTCGTAGCCGTTGCGCAGCGTCGAGGAGTTGTCGTGGTGGACGGCGATGCCCGACTCGATGACCGGAATGCCTGCCGCGTGGCAGCGGCGGGCGTAGTCCAGGTCTTCGAAGTAGGCGGGGTGGTAGGACTCGTCCATGAGCCCCACGCGAGCGACCGCCTCGTCGTGCCAAGCCCAGCAGCACCACGGCGGGGAGCCGCCCGACAGGACGACGCCGCGGGTCTCGATGGCCGCGAACCGCTCGAGCGCACCGGGCGGCAGGACGACATCGAAGTTCACGATGAGCCACCACGGCGCGAAGGGCGTGGCCTTGACGCCGAGGTTCCACGACGCGGGGACGCCGAGGTTGGTCGGCATCGACAGGACGGTCGTGTGCTGCACGTTCTCCACGACCTGCTGGCCGACCGGCAGGCAGCGCCCGTTGTCGATGATGACGAGGTCGCGCACGGGGTAGTCGATGGATGCGAGCAGGCGGTGGAGCAGGTCGGGGCGGGTCAGGACCGGCACGACCATCGCGGGGATCATGCGGCCCTCGTCGAGAGCTGCCGGACGCGGTGCAGGATGTCGACCCGCGGAGCCCAGCCGGGGACGTGGCCGTGGCGGTAGCGCGGGGCGCAGTTCGGGGTCTCGGCGTACTCGTCGACCTTCGCGCCGGTCAGCGAGACCACGAGCTCCATCGGGGAGAACTGGAGGCCGGTGGCGACCTCGTAGACGCCCGCAGGTGCCACGAGAGCGGCCCTGTACGCGGCGCAGACGTCGGCGACGTGTATCCAGTCGCGCAACTGCCGCGACGCCCCTGCGAGCCTCGTGCGCCCTTGCATATGAGCGACGAGCTGCGGGATGAAGCCGCGGCCGTCGCGCAGGCGGTCGGAGTAGATCGAGAATGGGATGAGCGTCGACCCGTGGAGCATCGCCATCTGGTCCCGCTTGAGCGCGACGTAGGACAGCGACTCGGCCTCGGGACCGGCGTACTGCCACCACGTCCCCGTGTTGATGACAGGGACGCCGGTGTAGCCCTGCCAGCGCGCGATGCGCTCGTTGAAGCGGGCGAAGTCGCGCACGGCGTCCTCGTCGCGGTGGTCCGGCGCGGCCAGGTGGATGAGCACGTCGATGTCGACGCCGTCATCCCACGTCCGACCGATGGGGGTCACGACGTGGCCGCGCTCCCACAGGTAGGGCACGAGGAACTGCCCAAGGTGTCCCGATGCCCCCGTGACGCCGACGCGGGTCATGCCGCTATCGCCACGTTGACGTAGTTCCGCTCGAACGCCTCGGGCGTCGGCTCGATGCCGTAGCCGCGCAGCAGGTCCGACCAGATGGCGACCACACCGGCGGCACCGATGTCGTTGATGCCGGCGTAGCCGTCGACGTGGCCGGTGCCGACGCCGATGCACGGCTCGGGGATGACGTAGACGCCGCCGCAGGTCGTATTCGCCCACGAGCAGGCGTACATCGTGTCGAGCCGCTCGTGCGCAAGCCGCAGGTCGAGCGCGGCGCGGCGCACGACGTTGGCCGTGATGAGGCTCGCCGCGATGGGCAGCGACGGGTCGATGCGGGCCAGCGATGCGACGTCGCCCGACGTTCCGGCGGCGGGCGAGTCGAAGTGGTCCGACAGCAGGACGATCCGATCGCAGTCGTCCTCGTCAATCGCGGCGAGGATGCGCTCGACGGCACCGGGCAGCGCCCAGTCGTCGTCGCCCATCTGCCAGACCCACGGCGCGCGGCCGACCTCCAGGCCGCGCAGCAGGTTCGCGTCGGGGCCGAGGTTCATGCGCCGCCGCCCGTACTCCACCCGCGCCGGAACGTCCGAGAGGTGCTCGCGGACGTGGGCGAAGCCCGAGCCCTCGGGGTCGTCGTCGGAGATGATGACCTCGACGCGGTCGGTGAGCTGCGGTGCGAGCGAGGCCAGCAGGCGGCCGAGGGTGTCCCGCTTGTAGGCGGGGACGTAGATGCCGAGCGTCGGGTCGACGGTGTCGTTGCGGACCCACGCGGTCGGCAGCGGCTCGACGGCCCCATGCTTCTCGGCGATCATCGCGTCGAGTGCGGGCCGCCAGTGCTCGGCGTAGACCGTGTCGGCGTCGAAGTTGGCGATAACGTGGTCGCGCTGCGCCTGCGACCGGCCACGCCCACGGGCGTAGGCCGCCTCGAGCGCGTCCACGATGGAGGCGACGTTGGGGATGGACCACCATGCGGCCTGCATCCCGTCCCACCACGGCTGCCCGGTCGTGAGCCAGCCCTCGGCCTGCATCTCGGGCTGGCAGGTGAAGTCGTTGAGGATGCTCACCGTGCCGCAGGACGCGGCCTCAACGGTCGTCAGGCCGAAGCCCTCGCCGTAGGTCGGGGCGAGCAGGACGTCGGTCGCGGTGTAGAGGGCGACCATCGCCTCGTTCGGGATGCCGGTGTGCGAGGCCCACTGGTTGACGAAGCGGTACTGATGGGGCTCGAGGCCGACGGCGGGGAGCAGCGCGTCGAAGTCGAGGCCGCCGTACTTGCCGCGGCGCTCGGTGTGCAGGTACAGGCGCACGTCGTCGTGGTTCTCGGCGAACAGCTTGAAGGCGAGGATCGACTCGGCCCACGCCTTCCGGTGGACGTTCGCGCCGGACTTGTTGGCGTTGATGCACGAGACCACGAAGTAGTCCTCGCCGGTCTCGCCGAATCCCATGAGCTCGCGCCCGGTGATCGTGCGTCCGTCCTCGCGCGTCCACGACTCGGTCGGCTTGTAGAGGCCGGTGTCGATAGCCATTGGGACGTAGAGCGCCTCGATGCCTTGGCGCTCGATCTCGCGCTGCGCGAACCGCGACGCCGCGAGCGGGGTCACGTTCGGCTTGGCGAGGAACGCCTGCACCGCCGGCGGGACCGGCATGTGATCCACCATCGTCCAGATGCCCACGGGCATCCGGTCCCACGCTGGCCCCTTGAGCGGCCATGCGTCGAACAGGGCGATGAGCAGTGGCGGGATGCCGGGATTCTGCCGCGTCCAGTCCATGAAGGTCGGCTCGACGACGTCGTTGGAGTAGGCATCGACGCCCATCGGGTAGTGCGGGATGTCCTCGTAGACCGTCTGCATGGCCTGGAGGCCGTAGTTGCAGGAGACCGCGACGCGGTGCCCGTCGGCCGCGAGGCGGCTGACGGCCTGCTTGGTCTGCGTGCCGTAGCCGGTCTCGGCCCACATCGCGTTCGAGTACCAGGTGATCGCCGCGGGGTTGGTGGTCTGTCCCGCACGCTCGGCACGGCGGCGCTCGGCTCGGTTCACAGGAGTGTCCTTTGCGGGGAGGGCGCAGGATGGCAGGAGGTGAGTCCGAGGGGCGGGTCCTGCCGCCCGCCCCTCGGACATCTACGTCAAGAGTGACCGCTACGCGGTGCCGCCCTTGAAGTACTTGATCGCCTCGGACTGGCCGACGAAGGAGTCGACCCACGTCCGCACCTTGAACGCGACCTGGTCGGACGTGAAGTACGCCTCGTTCGAGACCTTGACGTCGATGCCGCCGGCCTGACGAACGTAGAAGTAGCTCCAGTCGCCGAAGAAGACGCTGAGGCCGTTGGTGGCCGTCGCGGCGACGTCGGGGTTCTCGTAGACGTTGTGACCGAGCACGGTGCTGGGCATCGTGGAGTTGGCCGACGGCACGAAGATGTACGAGCCGTTGGTGTCGGTGATCTGGCGGATCTTGCCCAGGGTCGACCGACGCATCATGAAGCCAGCGTTGGGGCTGGATGCGTAGAGCGTGTCGACCGAGTGGACGAGGTCCACGAGGTTCGCGTAGGTCGGGACGCCGGAGACGCCCGTCCCACCCGTGACGCCCGAGCCCGCGGCGTTGGCGATGCCCTCAGGCTGGACGGTGCCAGTTCCGAGGGTGAGGATGTTGTTGACCGCCGTGCCGACGCCGACGCCCATGTTGCGGGCGAAGAACGACTCGAGGTCCACGTCCTCGGACGCGAGCAGCTCCTCGGAAGCGACGACGAGCGTGCCGTACTTCCACGCGCGGAGGGTCTCCTGCGTGAAGGTCGGCGTGCTGATGGCGTTGGTCGCAGCCTCGGCCACGGCCGAGCCCGTCGCCCGCGCGTTCTCGACCGGGAACGGGATGTCCTGGAGCGAGGTCGTGCGGATGAGGTTGACGATGCTCGGGTTGAGGCACGGCCCCACCGTCAGCATCTTCTCGATGACCTTGCCACCGAAGCCCTGCGGCACGGTGTAGCCGCCGTCCGTGGTCGTGCCCTTGGTGTTGGCGCGAGCCTCGAACGTGTGAGACCGCATCTCGCCACGGGCGAGCGAGCGCAGGATGCGCGCGACGTCCTCGGCGGGGGGCTCCTCGGTGCGGGACGTGGCCCGCAGCTCCTCGGCGTGAGCCATCTCGGCCTCGGCCTCGCGGGTGCGAGCCTCAGCCTTGCGGATCTCGTCGATCATGGACTGCTTGGCGTCGTAGTCAGCGTCGGAGCGGGCGATGGCCTCGCGGTCCTCCGCGGTCAGCGAGCGGTTCTCGGCAAGGGCAGCATCGACGATGTCGCGTGCGGCCTTGTTTGCGCGGTTCCGCTCCTCGACCAGAGTGTTGAGAATGTCCACGGGGACACTCCTTTCATGGTGTGAGGGTTAGGTGATGGCAGGAGATGCCCGTCGCGGCTCCGCAGACGGAACACCCGCCGCGGCTCCGCAGGCGGGTGAGAACTAGGGGTCGGCGCTAGTCGAGCGCCTTCTTCATGAGGTACGACTTGAGCGCGAGCACGTCGGACAGGTCGGGGACCACGGCGGGCTCCGGTGCGGTCTCGCGCGCAGGGCGCGAGCGGTCGACGGCCTCGAGCAGCACGGCGGCCTGGTCGTCCGACATCTCGCCGGACTCCAGCGCCGAGAAGGCGTCGGCGAGGGCGTCGACGTCGGTGTGCGTACGGTACGCGATGAGCGTCAGGTTGCGGATGCTCGCCGACGTCGAGGGGTACGCCGCGATGCCGGTCACGATGGACGAGTCGTAGAGCTTGGCCTCGCGGACGGTGCGGGAGGAGCGGTCACCGCTCCACGAGTCGCGCACCGCCGAGAAGCCGATGCTCTGCTCGTGGACGTCGCCGCGACCCATGAGCACGCGGATGTCGCGCCCGTCGGTCGTGTCAGGCAGGTCGGCCTCGATCCACAGACCTTCGGCGCGGTCCTCCAGGCGCAGCGTGCCGGAGCGACGCGACGCGAGCACCTTGGTGTCGTCGTGGTTGATGTAGAGCCGGATGTCGTTGCGCGACTTGAGCGAGCGCGTGAAGGCACCGGGCTCGAACCGCTCGATGAAGGGCAGTGGTAGCGAGGGCTCGCCGTAGCGCATCGCGTAGCCGGTCACGGTGGCGATGGAGTCGCTGCCCTCCTCGGCCGCGCGGATCTCTAGGGAGCCCGACGAGAAGGTGCGGACCTCGAGAAGGTCGGTGTTCATGGGGGCTCCCTGCTAGGCGATGGTCGTGCCGGGGTCGGCCGGCGCTTGCAACTGGACGGAGGGCAGGCCCGTGTGGGCCATCGGGGGCAGTCCCACGGCAGCCGCCGCGGCTGCGGGCTCGACGCCGGACTGCACGAGGATCTGGAACATCTGCACGCGCTTCTGGTCGGCGACGAGGTTGGCGGCGGCGACGTCCATGTTTCCCAGCGGGACGCGCAGCACCTCGGCACCGGCGATGGGCGCGAGATCCTCGCGGCGACGGATGTCCGCCGCGGTGAGGAAGCCGCCCGCGATGCCCTGGTTGTAGGCGGTGTAGCGGGAGGTGATGTCGCCGCGAAGCAGCGAGTCCATGTTGAGTCGGATGAACGCGGCCGACGGCATGACCAGCCGCGAGTACGCCTCCTCGATCTTGGAGACGTAGAACTGGAGCGTCGTCGTGGCGAAGTCGATGTTATCCTGCTCGACCGAGGCGTAGGAGCGGGTGCCCTCGGTGGTCACTCCGAGCTTGCTCGGAGGGAGCTTGAACGCTCGGGCGACCTCCGTCACGAAGAACTCACGCGCCTGCGAGAGCTGCGCCTGCTCGGCGTTGTCCGACAGGCGCGCGAGCTTGCCGCCGCCGGAGATGACGTTGGGGCGGTGCGAGTTGCGGAGACCCTTGTTCTTCGACTCGAAGTTGTCCTTGAGTCGCTCGGCCTGCTCCTCGTCCATCTCGCCGGGGACCTCGATGACGATGCGCTGGCCCGTGGTGCCCTGGCCGAAGTACGACGACACGTAGGTGTCGAGCGCCTTGCCGATGCCGAGGGGCTCGCGCAGCGCGTCGATGCGGGACGTGCCCTTGATCGCGCCGGGCATCCGCAGGTCGGTGATGTGGACGATGTCGCGGGCCGCGATGGGCGTCGTGCCGTTGTAGACGAAGGAGACCATGCCGGTATCGGGGTTCTTGACCGGCTCGGTGATGGTCGGGTCGAGCGGCCGGATGGCGAGCACCTCGCCGCGCGAGTCGTAGACCTTGCGGCCGTAGTAGTTGCCGTTGAGCAGCAGGGAGACCATGAGCTGCTGGTAGTGGTCCGAGCGCATCACCGACGGGTCGGGGTCGGGCTGGTCGATCCACGCCGGACGCGGGTACAGCGGCTTGCGCTCGCCGTTGGTGCGGATAAACAGCCCCACGGGGAAGGTCGAGATCGGGTCGGAGATGACCCGCACCGCGTCGTAGATCGCGGTCAGGGTCAGCGACGACGCCTGCGTCAGCACCGTGCCGGACAGGGTGCGCCACGGCATGTCGTCGTCGCGCAGCCACAGGTCGCGGTACGTCAGGCCGCCATTGGTACCCGTGCGCGACTCACGGCCGCCGAGAAGTCGTCCGAGCATCAGTTACCCCGTTCCAGGGCCACGCCGAAGGCCACGAGAGCGGCACCGGCCACGACGAGGCCGAGGGCGTACCCGAAGGCGATCCCGACACCGACCACGAGCAGGGCACCGCCGGCGATCTGGAGCACGTTTGCGAGCATGGGCGCGGCTCCTCAGTAGAAGTTGACGGCGGGTGCCGGTGCCTCGCGCTGCGCGGTCGCGCGGTCAAAGGCGATGACGGCGCAGACAGCGGCGTCGATCTTGCGGGGGGACTCGCCGTGCTCCTTGACGATGCGCGGGCCGAGCCGGTCGGTCTTGACCGCGCAGTTGTCGATGTGGCGGGTCAGCAGGGGATCGTGGTCGTGCGCGACGCCCTCGGAGGTAACGGCGTCGTAGAACTTCGCCGTCGCGGGAACCATGCGGGCAGGCGAGGCGGTGTTGTATTCCACGACCGGCAGGCCAGCGGCGGCCCACGCCTGCATCTCTCGAGCCCACCGATACGGGTCGCAGGCCAGCTCAACGAGGTCGAATCGGCCCGGAATCCGCAGGACCTCCGTCACGACTTCCTCAATCGGCACCCGCCACGCGAGGCCGTCCGCAGGAGTGCGCTCCCACGCACGGATGAGGAACAGTCGCGGCGTGTCCTCGATGGTGCAGCCGACGAGGGCGGTCGAGTCGTTGCGGTAGGAGCCGTCGAAGCCGACCACCACGGGGACGTCGTGGTCGATGTCGCCGGCGTCGGGCAGCGCCGCCCACGCACCCGAGGGCAGCCACGCGCGGGCCGCGTTGACCCACAGGTTCATGCGCTTGGTCTTGAACTCGGCCTCGGGTGTGCGCTTCACCGAGGAGTCGAAGTCCTCGGGGTCCTGCAACTCGCCGTAGCCGGGGTTCGCGGGCAGCCACATCTTCGGGTCGCGGTGGTCGGCGTCGTCGGCCGACTTCCACCACGCCATGAAGAAGGACGGGTCCACGACCTCGCCCGCGGCCACCTTCTGCCCGTACTGGAACAGGCGGTAGCAGGTCGAGTCCTGGCCGGTGGAGTCGGTGCGGACTCCCGCCGTGGTGATGCCGAGCGTGAGCGCGTCACGTCGCGCGGCCTGCGCGAGCGTCATCACGTTCCAGAGCTCGTCGGTCGGCGCGGCGTGCAGCTCGTCGTAGATGACGAGGGTCGGGGAGAGGCCCTCCTTGGTGAACGCCTCGGCCGACAGGACGCGGTAGACCGAGCCCGTCGCGGGGACCTCGATGGCGTCGCGGTAGAGCTTCGTCTGCTCGGCCAGTTCCGGCGACTGCTCGATCATCGACTTCGCGGTGCCGAAGACGATGCGGGCCTGGTCGCGGTCAGCGGCGCACGAGTAGACCTCGCCGCCCTTCGGACCCATGAGCAGGCCATAGAGGGCGATGCCGGAACCGATGGCCGACTTGCCGTTCTTGCGGGCTAGGCCGACGAGCGCGACCTTGTGCCGCAGTCGCCCGTCGGCGCGGCGCGCGAACAGGTGGTCGAGTAGTTCGGTCTGCCACGGTCGCAGCGACAGGGGCTCGCCGGCGTTGCCGCCGATGGAGTCCTTGACCTGCGGGCACAGAGCCTCGATGAACTCGGTGACATAGATGCCGTCGCCGCGCTTGCGGTCAGCGGACGGGACGGTCGTGAGGATGGCGGGAGGCCAGCCGACGACCTTGGGCTTGCGTGGGGCCATGAGGAGGGCTCCTAGGCAGCCTGGGGTACACGCAGGAAGCGCGGCAGGTTGGCGACGCCGTACCACTTGGCGCTCTTAGTGGAGTTGCACGACTTGCACGCCGGCCGAAGATTGGACAGATGGTTCGAGCCACCCTTGGCAAGCGGCTTGACATGGTCAACGTGATCGAACGAACCGCCGCACATCCAGCACTTGTTGCCCCACATAGCCATTCGGCCTGCAAGGTCGGACACTGAGTAGCCACCGCCGGGGGCATTTGCCTCGCGTGCGCGACGGGTCAACTTGCGCAGCCGAAACGTCTCTGGGTCCTCAGCTCGCCTTTGCTTCTGGTAGTGGTTGTCGCACAATCCCCTCCGCCTGACTGGGCTTCCGCAATCGGGCGTCGAGCAGACTGCGTCGGGGTCGATCCTGTAAGTCGTCTTGACTACCTTGACGACAGTCGGGTCACCGTGGCGGCGCTTCCGTGCGGCATGTGATTGACACAGGCCAGGAGAAGCGCGCTGTTCGTCGCATCCGCCAACATCGCACGCGAATCTTGCTCGCGGAGGTGGCGTAAACGGGTTCCCCCATATGCGGAATCGCTGAACATGGGTATCGCAATAGCCCAAAGCGGAATGAGGCTTCCCACATTCAGGAACCGCACACACGGGGTCGCGCAGAGGGCGAATCGGCGTGCTCGCATAGACGTCTCCGTGCCGACGCTGGCGCAGATAGTGCGCGTTGCACATTCCGCGCTTCGATGACAGGCGAGGACACTCATTGACGGAACACTGCACGAGGTCTCCCTAGGAAATGCGGAAGCCCCGCACCTAGGGATGCGGGGCTTCCTAGCCGCGGGGATCAGCCGCGGTTGTCTTTGGTCTATCGCTTGGCTTGGCGCTCGCGTAGTTCCTCGAGCTTGGACTGCGCCTTGACCTCCGCGAGCCCGAGGCGGGCACGGGCGGCCGGGTTGAAGCCGAGGTCGGAGAGGAGTGAGGTGATCTGCTTGTCGAGGTCGCGCAGATGCTTGCGAGCTTCAGTGCTGCCGGCCATCGCGTCGGCGCGCAGCGGGGCGCGCTCCTCGAGCATGGAGTGCAGCAGGGCCAGGGCCATCGCGTCGGTGCGCGCGAGCCACACGACGCCCTCGGCCATGACCTGACCGAGCGCATCGAAGGGTGAAACCTCGTGCGGCAGTGGCTCAATCGCCTCGACAACCGCTAGGCTTGAGCCATGACGGTCAGCTCGGTAGGTCCCCGCTTTGCGGTGCTGCTCGAGCGGCTTGGGCGGCCTTCCGGTGCGGGCCATATCTCATCGCCCTTCCGGTAAGTTTCGCCACGCTGCGCGTGCGGG